GAACCACCAACATCATAAAGCTCTTTCCACTCCCTAGTTGTAGGGTCTAATACCTTACCATCATCACGTTGATTAAGAGCTATTATTTTTGTGCCTTTTGATTTATCATTAGGGTCAATATAGACTTCAAAGTTAACAGTCTCTGCCTTTTGGTTCTCAGGCTTATAAAGTTCCTTAAACTGGTCTACATCTAAATAAGATAATTCACCAGCTTCAATAGATGCTTGAGTTTCTTCTGGAACATCATAAAGTTTACCTAATGTAGCGTAAGTACGGGTACGTTGTTTTCTGCTTAGTCCAGCAGCTCTTTCAGCCGCAGCTTCTGCTACTTGTTCTTGTCTAAGTTTAGCCACAAACTCAGGGCCAATAGCAAAACTTTCGTAGTCATCTACATACTCTGCATACTCAGGGTTTTCTTTTAAGAAGGCTATATCCCCTGCCCTGCCTTTTTCTGTCCTTTCTTTAGTAGTTCTTGCTGTCTGTAGCCGCCTACCTTCAGTAGCTAACGCAGCAGCTACTTGTAAAGATTGAGCATCCGTAGCATTAGCCGCTATAATTTGAGCGCGTTGTAATAAACCTTCAGGAGACAAAGGGTCTTTAACTTGCTTTAGTTCTTGCTGTAGTTTCTCACCGGGAGTCCTCATGTCCATCCCAAGCAAACCACCAAGGTTTCTAGCAAACATGCCACCAAGACCACTAGGGCCAAACTGTTGTGCAGGTGGCAGCATAGAAGCGCCAGCAGCGCCCTGTTGATTTGCTGGCCCTTGACCAAAGCTACCCAGTTGTGTTAGTAAACCGGGAGTAAATCTTATGTTTCCTCTAGCCATTATCAATCACCTTAATTAAAGATACTGCTGAACAAACCACCTAAAGTTTCTCCACCAAAGATGCTACCAATTAAATCATTTGTACTACCTGCACCAGCTTCAGCAGCGCCTGTAGCACCAGCAGCACCTAACATAGAACTATATATCTGACCAAGCAAGTTAGCTCTAGCTAGTTCAGTTTGTGCTTGTGATTCTAGTCCACTTATGCCTGCTTCAGCAAGATAACCTGCACCCTGTCGTTGACCTGTACCAGCAATGTTAGCCAAGTTAATAGCAGGAGTAAGCGAAGAAAGCAATTGTTGCTCTGGCAAGTACTGTAAGCCCATAGCAGCGCCAATGTTGCCTAACTGTGCGCCTTGTAGCGAAGCAGGTAATGCAGCAGCACCGGAGCCTAGTCCAAAGAGTCCCTGTGCAAGCCCTAGCTGTTGCATTTGCTCTGCTTGTGCTTGCTCTAATGCGCCTAGAGATGCTCTAGCCTTAGCTTCCTCTTGTGCCTGTGCTAACGCTAGTTGCTCTGGAGCACCACCAAACTGTGCTGTACGTAATCCCGTACGTCCCTGTGATTGTAGTCTTTCTTCAAGTGCAAGTCTAGCACGTTCTTCCTCTGGTCTTTGGACAGCACGTATTCTTTCGTATACATCAGCTTCCCTTTGACCCATAGGAGCCATAAGCCCTGTGAGAGCGCCTGATAAGCCTCCTAACGCCTGTCCAGTGATACCTGATACATCTGGTATACCTGAACCAAAACCTCCTGTAACAGGGGCCATCGGCTGGTCTGTTCTGCGGTATTGGCTCGCGTCCATCATTGGGGGAGTCGATCCTGTTTCAGACTTTCGTGCCCTATCAAACTCTCGTCCCCCACGAGGGATCATAAAAGGGTCTAACTGTGTAGGTGGTCTTACAGGCCCACTAGTCACATATCCAATGTCTCCGGGTTGTCTTGCTACAAAATTATATATGTCTCCAGCAAGGTTAAGAGGATCTTCACCTCCCCTTTCTTGTAAATACTTTTGTCTTTCTTCTTCAGCTTTCTGTAGTCGTTCAGGAGTTAAATTTGCAAATTCAGAAGATCTGTCTTGCGGTGTGCCATCACGATTGCCAGTCCTAAACTGAGGCTTATAAGAAGGCCTAATAGGAGCTGAGCCTCCACCCATGCCACCCATGCCGCCAAGCAAGCCACTAGTAATAGCTTGTAGCTGCTGTTGTTGTGCAGCTTGTGCAGGAGACAATGAAGTAGTAAAGCCACCTTCAGGTGTAGTGGTGACACCACCAAAGCCTGTGGACACTGTAAAGGGTCTAAAGGCAGTGCCTGCTGCTGCTTCTTCACCAATACGCTGTGCGCCTGTAGCAAGACCAGAGCCTACAGAACTAAGTCTGTCCATTACATCGTCTAAGGCTGCATAGGACAAGCCTGTTTGTGCAATGCCACTAAGAGGTAAGTTACCTATGCCTGTTAGAAGATTATTAAAGAAGCCCCCACTTTCGCCAGTGTCCTGTTGTGCGCCCATTACGGGTATCTGTGATGCTACTAAAGGTAATCCTATCATCTTTATTCTCTTATGTCAATACTGTTGTTATTACAGAAGCTGCCCCTGTTACTACAACAGTAACAACAAGCCAAGCAAGACGCTCCCACTTGCGAGCATGGGCTGCTGCCATTTCTCTAAGCTGCCGTAGCTCTGCCGTAGCTTCACCCCACCGCTCACCACATTCTTTCTCGTGTTGAGCAATCTTTTCTAGTGCTTCTAAAGCTAAGTCAAGTGTTTGCGTTTGCTCTTGTTTCATTACCAAGGCACACCCTTAGCCGTAGCTGGTGTAATTTGCCCGTCGATATTCGCTTGTAGTGATGCTTCAATAGCCTCAACATCTAACTCACCCTGCACCCAGCCAATCACATCAGCTTCGGTTAGGTCATCATAAGCTATGTAATCCTCTGAGGAGGGGTCTGGGGTGAATCCACAGGTTCCATAGGATGAAGCAGTGTAGGTCACAGCGTCATCTCCAGTACCCACAGTTTCAGTTTCAGTAACTCGCCAGTGGGCTACGATTACCCCTTGGTCTGAGTCAGTGTTGCGTTCAAGTGTTGCAATAGTCCATGTAGCCATTTTAGTTCTCCTTAGATTGCTGCGATGATGAAGGCTAGAAGTTCAGAGTAGCGCACACCCATGCGGCTACGTTCCTCACCAGTTTCTTCGTCAGTCCATGTTGAGTTGATAAACATTGCGTAACGTCCAGCGTCTAAACCTTCAGCTTCAAATGCTGCCTGTAGGTCTTGTGCGATGATTCCAAAGTGGATACGAGCATCGTCGCCTTTCTCCTCAACGCTGCTAATCCATCTGAACTTGCGTAGTAAACCTTTAGCCGCTACAGCGACACGTTGCTCTGCGTCAGAGAGTGCTTCAATGTCTTGCTTCTCATTGCGGTCTGATGTCTGGATAGTGCCGTTGGTTGCGTAGATGTCATCGAACCTAGCGCCACTAAAACCTAAGTCGATTACATCATCGTCAAAACTATTTGCTGTTTTTGTGGGCAGCAATGCGCCAGTGCTTGTGACTGATCCCGTTAAACCTGCGCCGCCTAATAAGATGTAAGAGTCACTGCTGCCCCTACTACCAATACTACCGACTTTGGTCGAAGACCCCTGATAAAACTCTAAAATGTCTCCATTTGAGGCTGTGCGATTAAAGCTAGTACAAACAGCTGCTTTGATAACCCAGTTATCAGAAGAAGGGCGTATTACAGTTTTTGCTGTGTCATTGAAAGTAGCCGACGTGTCACCCACCAAAAAATTGCCGTTAGAGTCGATGCGCATGCGTTCTGCGGCATTGGAGCCTAAAATCAAAGCATTATTTCTATCTGAGCCAACAAATGCAGAATCAAATGCTGAGTTAGATGTAACAGAAAAACGTAGTGTTGCTGTGTCGCCGCTAGATACAGCACTGTTCTGTATGCGTAACTCAACGTCGTTGCCAGAATTAGATGTGGATATTTTGACATTGCCGCTAGAGTCGATGCGCATGCGTTCTGTGTCGTTGGTTCTAAAGGTAACAGGATGATTAGTGTCAGTGCCTATGCGACCTACAGAGTTGTCTGCACCCAAAACTGCTTTTACATTATTAGTGGTATCTTCAACAATAATTTCTGGAGTTGTAGCATCCGCAACGTGTAATTTATGGGCTGGCGTAGTACCAATACCAACATTCCCGCTTGCGTCGATGCGCATGCGTTCTGTATTGTTTGTACCGAACAGCAAATCAGCATTGTCTCGCAAATAAACATAACCTTTTGCATCAGATGCTTGAGCTATATCAAGTCCTGTATTTCCTGTTTCCGTAACACGAACTGATGAAAAAGTGTCAGTTTGTACTTGAAGTCCTCCTCCAGCGGCAAAAGTAGGACTGCTAGTGCCAATACCGACATTCTCAGAACTATCAATAGTAATCGCCGTGGCATCTGCGTTGTCATCAATACCGGGCGAGGTAAAAGAACCAGTGAATGTGGGATTAGCTGTAGGTGCCTTAGCATCTAACTGGGTCTGGACTGCTGAAGTAACACCATCAAGGTAGTTCAATTCTGCGGTGGTAGCAGTAACGCCATCTAGGATATTTAGCTCTGCTGTAGTGCTAGTGACACCATCTAGGATATTTAGCTCTGCTGTAGTGCTAGTGACACCATCTAGGATATTTAGTTCAGCAGCAGTAGCTGTAACACCATCTAGGATATTTAGCTCTGCTGTAGTGCTAGTGACACCATCTAGGATATTTAGTTCAGCAGCAGTAGCTGTAACACCATCTAGGATATTTAGCTCTGCTGTAGTTACTGTAGCACCATCCAGAATCTCTAGTTCTGCTTCAGTAATTGTAGCGGAGCCAATAGTAAACGAAGTACCAATAGTAGGTGTGTTAAGTGTAGGCGATGTAAGTATTTTATTGGTTAGCGTCTGAGAGCCTGTGAGAGTCACTACAGTGCTGTCAATAGCAAAGGTTACAGCGTTACCAGAGCCGCTAGTGTCTACACCAGTGCCGCCAGTAAACGTAAGTGTCTCTGAGTCTAAGTCAATGCTTAGAGCACCACCGGAGTCTGCTTGGAAGTCTAAGTCTTGTGCAGTTACCTGAGAGTCTACATAGGCTTTAATTGACTGTTGTGTAGCTAGTTTAGTTGCACTGTTAGAAGACATATCGTCTTCATCTTTAATACCAGTTACAGTAGCACCATCACCCGCAATGTTAATACTGGTGTTAGCTACAATAGTTGTTCCTGTAATAGCAGCAGCAGTAGATGCACCTACAGTAGTGCCGTCTATAGCACCACCGTTTATATCTACAGTTGGTATAGTTGTAGTACCAGTAAACGTAGGGCCAGCAGTGTCTGCCTTAGTTGCTACAGCAGTTGCAATGTTATTAAACTCTGTATCAATCTCTGTGCCTTTAACAATCTTATTGGCATTGCCGGAAGGCAGAGTGTCTTTAGTTGCAAAGTTTGTTGTCTTTGTATAATTAGTCATTAAATTAGTCTACCTAAAATTGCTTCAGTGTTTAACTCTTGAATGGATAAAGCACCACCGTTAATTGTTGCTTCAATACCGATAGTAGCGACTTTACCTGAGCCTGTAGCTTTTACTCTAGCTACGTCAATAACAATAGTTGCACTATATTCCGATGTGCTAACATTGTACTCAGAGACACCATACTCAGCAATTAAACTTGTGGCTACTGTAAACGCCTGTTTACTGTAACCTTCCGTATAATCATAAGCCCAGTTGCCAACTACTTGACTACCTGAGCCGCCTATGACTGTAAACGATATTTCCTTCAACATCTTAATTCTGGAAGGATCGCCAAAAGACATAGGGTTAGTAAAGTACTTCATTACGTAAGTATCTGTGTCATCCAGAAACTCATCGTACTCGTTTATACCTTTATCATTGCCTAAATACAAAGTACCGTCTGCAAGTCTAGCGCCAGAAAGTACAGTTATACCTGCCCATATAGTTGCTCTGTAGCTACCGTCTTCTAGTGTTCCTCTCATGTCAAACACATAAACTTCTAAGGACGTTGGTAAGAACAAAAGATAAAAAGATTCTTCTGGGCTGTAAACAGACTTGATGTTGTTTGTCTCATTGTTAACAGCGAGCATCATTGTGTCTCTTACATTCCTAGACACGTTACCTATAGGGTTAGACTTTTCTTGTATAACTCTACCTAAGCTACGCAGTCCAGAGTCAGACAGGAAGATCAAGTCTGTACCTATTGCCTGTACACTGTCCCTAGCAATACAGCCAATACCAGTAATAACATCAGCTAACGTCATGCTCGCAGGAGAAGATGCACCAGAGTACAGTAAGATACTTCTTTTACAGAAGATAACTAAAAAGTTGTTAAACTCTCTAAGTGCTACTATCTCATCAAATCCTTCAGGGAACACAGTAGTTAAGTCTAGTGAGCCTGATGAACCTCCGTGAAAATCATCTCCGTCTAGTAGATCAGAAAAAGATAAAGTATAACTATTGTCTGTTACATCTGCTACAAAGAGCCTACCAAAAGCTGCTAATACTTCATTACCTGCTGGTGCTGCGGTTCCACCGTCAGTTACAGCTACAAGTGTAGTGCTACCTGCAACACTTACTAATGCTGCATGACCACGCTGAAAGAAATAAATGTCGTTGTTAAAACTAACTATCTTCCAGTTGTTAGCTGAAATAGAGTAACCTCCGGGTAGCGTTACTTCAGATAGTGTGCTTGTACCTGTAAATATCTTGTTGTTACCAGCAGAGAATACTATCTTAGTGCCATCTCTCTTGACGTATTCAAAGATAGTCTCTATGCCAATACTAGACCCTAAAGGTGTAGCACTGCTTGTTAGCTTCTTTAGACCCTTACGCGCTGCAATCCTGCCGAACTTGTCAATAACAGCATTTTCAGCGATAGACGCAAAAGCAGGGTCTTGTGTTACAGGAGAGTCCTGTGTGTTAAGACCTTTGAAGCCGGGAGCACCTATGTATATGTTTTGACGTTGCTCAGCCATTAGGGTACTCTGTAGATAAATTCTTCAGGATTCTTGTAGGCATCTATTGCAATAGCATCCGATAAATGCTTGTCTGCAATTAAGAAATAATCCTGTGCAGTAGTACCGCCTGTCTCACCACGCTCTCTAGCCAACAAAGCTACAGCATTGTGGATAATAGCGTTCTTAGGTAACACTGTAGTGTCTGTATCGTTAGATAACTCAGCTTCTCTTGCAATAAGGTCAAAGCGCAAAGAGTACACTGCGTCAGGCTTAGGATACACCTGTACCTTAGTGTCTTCATTACTGTCTATACCACTGAACGTATAGGAGTCTGGAGTGCCTGTGACTTCACCAGAGATATAATATGCGTTATTAAACCAGTTAGGTGACTCATAGCGCATAAAAAAGTTTGATGTGTCATTGATAGCACTATATATTTTAACACGTTCTCCAGCGTTTGTCAAGCTATATTCTGTAGTATCGGCTACCGTAGGGACAACAATAGTTGTTCGTAACGTAGACCAGTCATGTGAATCTTCTACAATACGCTTAGCATCGTTTACAAAGTCACCTACCATTTTAGAGTAAGCTGTGTTAGCTACAGCAGATACTTCGTCTTCACGTAGCCGACGCAGTACCTCGTTTACTATTGTTAGATATTGCGTACTCATATGAATCCTCTAAATAACCCTTGTAGTGTAGGGGCTTTATAACTTTCGTATTGTGGCGCTAGCTCTAGTAACTCAGGGGCTTGATATGTTTTTCTAAAGTCATAGTCCTCAAAGTCAGGTGGTGTATAGCCTCCAGTGCCTCCAGCGCCCCCACCCATGCCAGCAAGAAGACCTAAGCCTAGCCCTGCACCTATACCTGCGCCAGCACCTTCACCTCTGCCTTGGCCCCTGCCTTCACCAAACCGTTGCTCTCCTAGAGCTTCACCAGCAGCTACAGCTTCTCCGTATCTAGCTTCTCCAGCAGCTACAGCTTCTGCTAAAGCATCTGCTTGAGCTTGAGCATCTGCTGCCCTAGCAGCTTCAGCAGCGGCTGCATCAGCTTGAGCCTGTGCTTGTTGTTCTGCTAAACGTGCTTCCGCTGCTACTGCCCTAGCTTCTGCTTGAGCAATAGCTTCTTGCTCTGCTGCTGCTTTAGCCTCTGCTGCGGCCCTAGCTTCTGCTGCTTTTCTAGCTTCTTCAGCTAAACGTGCTGCTTCAGCTTGTGCCTGCCTCTGTGCTTCTTCTTGAGCTTGTCTCTGTGCTTCTTCTTGAGCTTGCCTTTGTGCTTCAGCTTCTGCTTGTCTCTGTGCTTCAGCTTCTGCCTCCATCTGGGCAGTAGTGTCTTCAGCAGTAGTGTCCTCCAAAATGTCCGTAGGTTGTGTAGTCGTAGGAGGGGTAGGCTCGCTTGTAGGGGCAGTAGTAGCTACAGGTGTAATTGGTGGAGCTACTGTAGGTTGTGGAGCTACTGCTACTGCTGCTGCTAATGCAGGAACAAAACTAGAAAACAAAGAGCTAGTAATTGACCCCGGTGCAGCAAATGTAGGCTGCGGTACAACAGGTGTTACCGTTGCGCTGGGGGCAGAAGGAGATACTACAGATGTTGCTGGTGCTGATGCTGCCCCACCTGATGCTCCACCGCCACCTCCGGGCATTTGTGTTGGTCTAATAGGACGTTCTGTAATACGTTCAGGTTTAACTAAAGTCTCTAAATCTGCTTTAACAGTTGTTGTTCTTGCAGGAAACTGTTGAGTGGTTAGCTCCATGCCGCCGGGAGGAGTGGCTTGACTTTGAGAAAGTAAGTCTCCAGTTGTGCCATATCTTTCTAAATTTTCTACTGTGCGTAAAGGATTCCCTGATAAAAAAGCCTCTTGAGTTGCAGATGCTAAGCCTAAATTAAGAAGGTCTGGCCTTCCTCTGGCTGCTAGATAAGCACCTACGTTAAAATCAGGACTGTTAAAAGTATCTAAACCCACCTCTTGAATTACTTGATCGTATAACTCATAAACAGGGCTTAAAGCATCAGCGACTTCCCCACCAGTTAGTGTGCCAGTAACAGTGTCAATAACATCACGAGACACAGAAGTAGGGACAGTAGGGTCTCTAGGGTCAAAAGTTAACTCTGGAGCACTAGGGTCTATAGCGCCTGCTTGTCCTCCTTCGCGTAATCCTGAAATAGTATCGCCAGCAAAGGTTAAGCCGCCACTAATTAATCCTGCCTTTAGAGCATCCTCAAGGTCAGCACCCTGTATTCCTGCCGATGCTGCACTAGTAAGTGCGCTAGACAGTATGTTAGCTGTAGCTCCTTTAGCTCCTAAACCCCCTACAATTCCACTAGCCGCTGGCCCTAAAATTGCTGATAATGCTAGCGTAGGTAAAACACTTTTAGCAATATCACCAATACTGGGATCTTTTACTTCTAGTGTTCTAATCTCACCAAAAGTAAACGGATCATAAAGATATGTAGATCCATCTTTAGTTTGTCTTATAGGGCTTACATCGTACTTAGCATACAAAGACTGTAGCATAGGGTCACGCTTGTAAGACTCTATTAGAGCATCTTCGTAGCTTAGTCCTTCTACTGTCTGTAGATAGGGTAGTTGCTCAGACAGTATAGGCTCGACAAGAGAATGAAACTCCGCTAAGCGAGCTTTAGATGTGCCTGTGTGTGATTGAAGATTGCCTCCAAACCTGCCTAAGTTTTGTTCAGCAGGTGTTATTTCATACCCATAGTAATTACTAAGGGCAGAAGCAATATCAGATGTATTTTGTAAATTAGCAATGCTTGAGTAAGCAGAAACAGCAGATTCCTGTGTTGCAGGTGCTCTAAAGTTTCTTAGGTAATCAGGAGCATCTACTTGAGAAAAATATGTGTTTCTATCAACACGTATTGTATCGGAAGGTGGAGGCCCACCAGCTATACCTGCTTCTCCGCCTACAATATCAAAGTCAGAAAAAATGCCAGACTCAGTACGTAACGTATCTCTAAAAATATCATCGTAGTACTGGTCAACTAAATCAACATCATCAATGTCAAAGTAGTCAGCACCTGATGACAAAGCATTCTGGTAGCTATCTATAGCACTCCCTAAACGTGCGTAGCCTTGAGATATTTGACTAACTGAAGGCGCAGAGGTAACTGTAGGTCTTGTGCCGCTAGTAATTCTTGGGCGTGGAGGAGCAAGGCCAACGGGCAGTTGACTAAGATCTATGTCAAAGTAAGACTCTGCCACTTACTTCTTACCCCAAGCAGATACGCTCTTGATGCCAAAGCTAGCAGCAATAGCAGCCGCTAGGAAACCTTTGTAGTAATCAGGCATAGAGCCAAGAACAATAAAACCTTCTTGTACATAGGGCACCATGCTGGGAATAAAAGCACCTATTAGAGGCAAACTGAGTATTATAGCGAACCATTCGTCCTTCCAAGAGGACTGTGAAGCAGCAGCTTGTTGAGTCTCCCAGTCTGCATCCGCTTCAATACGGCGCATCTTAGACTCATGTACTGCTTGTTTTTCAGCAGCTTTATTTTTAAGGAACGTACCGACTAAGTTAGAAACAGGCCCAATTAACGCTTGCCACATGATACTCTCCTTATAAATAAAACTAGGGGCCACCGTAGCAGCCCCCAGCTAAACAGTTGTTACTTAGGAACAACCAAGGTCAGACCTGACTCAGGACGCAGTACAGCAACGCCATACAGAGTATCTGAGGTAAACAGGTTAGCAAGAAACTCTTGCTTGTACTGAGTCTGAGAACGTACTCCCAGTTGCTCAGCCATTACAATTGCATCCTTCTGGAACAACAGCGCACCCAGAGAGTCTACAGCAGAAGCAGAGTTATCAGCAGCAGTCTCAACAACAGGGCAGTTGGTGCTAACAAATACGTCAATGCCGTACAGTTGACCAATCTGACCATTAGTGACTTGACCGTTGTTTACGAAGTCAGAGCTTACGTAACGATCAATACCCATGATGGTGTTGCGAACTGAAGGAGGAATGACGAAGCAACGGTTTTCCATTGGTACGTCAGCATCGTCCAGCTTCTGAATGATGCCACGGAAACCAGCGTCGGTGAATACGTCAGCAGGAACAACCGTGTCAGCAGTGTAGGTAGACAGGCCACTAGAGGCATCTACGAAGAACGTACCAGCATTGTTTAGGTAAGTTGTAGAGGACGTACCTGAAGTACCAAGGCCAGTAGCCAAAGAGTGCAGGTCAGTGTCAACTTGCTTAGCCAAAGCGTAGCCAGCATCTTCCGTGTAGAATTGACGCAGTGAAGCCAGAGCTTGTACGTCGGTGATGTCTTCGATCAAGCGAGAGTATTCAAAGTGCTTGTTGATTGAGATTTGAACTTCGCTTTCCGTAGCGTTCTGTACCGTTACAGCAGTGTTCTCTGCTTTAGCGTGTGCATCACCACGGACAGGCTTAGGCACATGGATCGTATCGCCCTTCTTGCCAGCCATAGACATCTTCTTGACAAGGTTTGCCAAGACAAGGTTCTTCTGATATGCAGCAATAATCTCGTCACTCCAAATTTCTGGAATGAAAGTAGCTGCACTAGTGTTGTCAACGAACCCGCCAGTTGCGGGATATGTGGAATCAGTCATAATAAATATCTCCTAAGATATACTATCTGACCCGTTTCTCCGCATATGCCTTCATAATTTCAGGTTGTAAGGCAGCGTAGCGGTCAGGGTCTGTTTTCATAAGGTTAATAATGTCTGCGCGTCGGTAGATCTTCTTAGGGGCTGACTCAGTGCTACCACTGGCATTACCAGTAGAGGCTGTCTTAACTGATTGCTTACGAGCTTGTTGCTCTACAGCGGCAGTCTGTTGTACGATGTTTTGTCGCTCTTTCCATAAGTTAAATAACTCATCGGCGGCTTCGTGATCGTACTGTTGGTCTGCTGCTACAAACAGTCTAGTCCTGACCTTAGAGGCTTTGATCCATTCAGCAAAGTTAGCATCTTGTAGTATCTGCTGCATGTCAGGGTGCTTACGTTGTAGCTCCGACATAGCAGTACTATGCTTGTATTGCTGAGTGAGTGCTTCAGCTTCCTTAATCTTAGGGTGGTTTTGAATCGCCCTATCTACAGCCTTATCAGGGTCTGTAAACCAATCTACTTCTTCGACTTGTTGGGGTGCTTCTTGTTGATCTTGAGTGAGTTGAGTCTGGATATACGTATCAACAACCTTACGTAACTCACCTACTTCAGAGCTTTGTCGGCCCAATAGCTTTTCAGCTTCTTGGTGCATCTGTACAAGTTCTTCAGCAGACTTGCCTTTGTACTTGTCGGGAATCTCAGGTTCCTGTGGTTCAGGAGTTTCCTGTTGCTCCTCAGTAAACATTTCTAGTTGTTGTTCGTCTTGGTTATCCTGTTGACGCTCAGGTTCAATAATCTTAGCCATTATTAACTCCGTACCTTAGTATTGTGGAGAACTTTATTATGAAGGTTCTCTAGGAGGATTGCCTTCTTTCGTATGCCATGTGTGATTCTCTCTTTCTAGCCCACTTAGCATGTGCATCAGGGAAGTCACCACTGATACCTTCTAAATTAGAGCGTACTGGAGAAATTACACGCTTTGCGTCTAAGCCACAACTGCACCTAGAAGTTGTGACATCAGACTTTACTAAATCTTCAAACAGTTGTCCACAAGGACATCTAAAGTCAAACAGCCTCATCTAGAGCTTCCTCAGTGTCTTCACCTGATTCTGCTTCTGCATGAGCGTTATCAATTTGTGTTTCAAGATTAAAGATTGTTGCTAGGATAGCTAACTGTCCTTTGCGAAAGTTCAAGTTATCATTATCCGTAGTCAATTCTACTGAGTTGATCTGTGCAACATTACCTTGTAAATCAGAGATTAGCTGTTTCCAGCCTTCTGAACGAAACATCGCAAAGTAATTGTTGAAGTAAGTTTCTAACTCTTGAGTCATTGTATTTTACCTTTGTTAAAGAATACTTTGTACGTAAAGCACCTATACATTATATCATACTTTTTCGTATTTGTCAAGCGTTTTTTTAACTAAATGTTTTTATTACTATAGATAATGCACCAATTGCAATCGCAGCGCCTACTACAAACACAAGAGAGCCTATTGCAACTTGCTGCATTAGTATTTCTCTTTCTTTCTTCTTACGAGCTATAAGGCGCAAGTGCTGCTGTCTAGCTTGCTCTTGTTCTTCCTTAGCTCTTTTGAAGGCTTCTAAAGTCTCAGGGTCTGCTACAAGAAGTAGATCGTGAACGTCCTTCCAGTATCTTTCATAGCTTTTTTTAATCTGGGTGAGCTTCAAAATCTCACTCTGACTAAGAGGCTTGAATGTACTAGCCTTACGCTTTACTTCAAAGTTTGTTAGGGCTTCACCAAAGTCACTAATAGTACCCATAAGCTGCTGGATACCTTGCCCAGACTCATTAGCTGTCCTTATGAGTTTATTCAAACTCGACAAGATGGCTGAAGCGGCTGCAACCGATTCAATTATCATTATCGGCCTCTACGAGTACCTGTGCGTTTCTGTTGAGTCATCGGCTTCTTTTTCTTTTTGCCGCCCATTGTTTTTTTACCGTATCCCATACCGTATCCGGGCATAATAATCTCTCCTGTAGACAATTAACATTTCCACCTGCGTCTAGCTTGTCTAATTCTAGAGTTAGGATCGTTCCTAGTTTTAGCGGAACTTCTTTTTAGCTGCCCTAGTGACCTAGCACAGTAAGATTTACGTCGCTTAGCAGCTTTACTACCTGCTTTAACTTTACCTGTAACAGCAGTCTTTAGCTTACTGCCGGGGTTAGCGGCTCTGTAAGCCTTAACGCCTTTCTCAGTCATGCCTGCGCCAGACTTAGTAGAACGATAGTTACCGCCTTTGCCTGTAGTCTTGCGTATAGGTTTTGCTCGTCGTGTTGCCATAATTATGCCGCCTTTGGTGCTGGCTTTTTAACCGGCTGCTTCTTGGCTTCTAGCTCTTTGATTTTAGACTCTAGTTCTTCAAACTTCTTGTTAACTTGATCTACAATCTGCATTAGCTCTGTGCGTGTAACTACCATCAGTTTATCCTTGTCTCAGTTGGAGGGGTTGCTGTTGAGGTTGATTCTTTAAGTCAATCTCTTTTTCTTTCAAGAATGTCTGAGCAATCTTCATTCGACGCTCAAACTCCTTGTCCTCTTGGTCTCCTGCCTTCAGGTTAGCTGTGACTGCCTTAATCTGGTCAATCTGTAGCTCCTGTGGTGCAAGCTGTGTTTCTACAGCAATCTTCTGCGCTCTGGCTTCCCT